CTACTTCTGTGGTTGCTGTTGCAAGCGCTGTATTAACTGCAGCCTGTGCAGGGCTTACTACAACTTGTTCGGCGGGTGCTGGAACTTCATCACCGTAAGCAACGCTTGGTCCGAAAAGAAAAAGCCAGCCCACAATAAAAAGGCTGGTTAAAAAGTACTTAATCCTTTTAGTCAACTGAGGATCCCCCAAGTAAAACAATATTTTTGTTTACATAGCAATTATAGCAGAATGTTAGTTTAAACTACTTAGGATTGTCTGTCTTGTAAAACCCAGATCCTTTAAACTGAATACCAAATGGTGTGAAATGTCTTGTCATTAATGCTTTACAAGAATCACATTTGTATATAGATTCTGTATCCATAATTCCCCTTGTTATTTCTACAATTGGATGTTCTTCATTATCAATACAGCGATACTCATATACTGGCATTACTTTCCGCTTTTCTTCCTCGCCTTTGCTAAAGCATCAAAGTCTTTGACCTTAGTCTCTCCCATATATCCCCACGCATGTCCGTCAGCAATCATCTTTTCATTTAAAGATACTGCTGCGCCATCTAAAAATACCCAACCTAAAATTCTTCCATACTTTTCAGAACTATCCATCTTTTCTGTTTTGATTACAACAGCTTTAGCAGATTCAATTTCATGTTTTAAATATGCTTTTGCTTCAAGTCCTAGTGCTTTTTCCATCTTGTCTGTTGTTCTACTTTCTGGAGTATCTATTCCAGCTAAACGAACCCTTGAACTAAATGAGATATCAAATCCTAGATCAATGTCTACATCTATTGTGTCTCCGTCCACAACTTTACTAACTTTCTTTACATAATACTCAAACATGACTCCCCTTAATATTGATGAGCAGTTTATAGACATGCTCAGGTCCATCCTACGGGTAGCGACCCGTCGTCTGCGACTCCCCAGTGACGGGGTGCAGATTTATATTATACTATTTCTTTCTTCCTCTTACGTGAAGATGGAGCAAAGACCTTCTCTTCTGGTGTAAAAGAATCAAGAATTTCAAATGTTTTTGGTCTTGCTTCTTCTGGAACCAACTTAACAATAAGAACACGAAGGACGCCATTTTCCATGACAACTCCTGCTACGTTCATATATTCAGATAAAGAGAATGTTCGTGTAAATGCCCTTGCACCAATTCCTTTATGAATATATTTGTTTTCATCTTCCTCTGAAGAACCTTTAATTGTTAAGACATTCTTTTCTTGTTCAATAGAAATGTCTTCTTTCTTAAAACCAGCCAAAGCTAGTTCAATCATGTAGGTATCTTCACTAACCTCAACCAAATTGTATGGCGGATAGTTTGTTGAATTATGCATTACCTTTTCGAGATCTTGAAAATGGCGATCCCAACCAATAAAAAATGGATCCTTAAAAAGATCCAATGTAAACGTGCTAACCATATTATTCCTCCTTCAAGCGAATAAATTAATATACGGACCTCCTATCGGACGGTCCGTATATTATTATATCAAATGCTTTTTTATAAGTCTAGTTAACTGTTGTCTTGAGGGATGCCGTAATTTGCCACTTCCAGAATTGATGTTGATCAAGTCTTTCTGCGATGAAGTTTGCTAGGCCCTGCTCATCTGCATCATTTGCAATTCTAAAAGCATTTTTTAAGTCTAAAATTATTTGATTATTTGAGTCTAATAAGTTTCTTAACATTTCAATTGGTGATGTTGTTGGGAAGTCATATTTGACGTTTGATGTAATTAATTCTTCATCAACTTGAAATGGTGCATACACACCTAACTTACGAAACCATTCTGCATATTCATCAATTGACTCAAAAGTTCCTTCGTAAATTTCTTGAAAAAATGCATGAAGTTCTCTAAATAAAGCTCCTTCTACATTCCAGTGATATCCATGTGCCTTTGTATAAAATACAAATGCATTGGCCTTAATTAGCTTTAGTTGTGATATTAGATCCATAGTCTTAGTATACCATTTTCTTTGTTTAGAGCGGATGATGAGAATCGAACTCACCCCTTCTGCTTGGAAGGCAGAGGCACTACCAATATGCAACATCCGCAACGTACCCCTAGTAGGAATTGCACCCACGGCCTGATCGGTAGAAACGATTTGCTCTTCTGCTGAGCTATAGAGGTAAACCTAATTAAAAAATTTTTTTCTTATTCTGTTCCATCTTTTTTGCATCTGATTCTGATGCATATAGCGCTCTTAGTTGTGCTTCTGCTGCCGTTCTTCCAGAGTGGCAACCTACTAGTTCACCAGTGTCTTGCTTAACAACAGCGTATCCGCTGCATCCTGCTGCATTCTGTTTAATTTGCCAAGGCATTTTATTCTCCTAATTGTTTGGTATATCTGGATTATTCATTTCAATAATTCCAAAATCTTTTGATACTTTTTTTCCTTCTTCAGTTAATTCAAATACAACATTTAAATCTTCATCGTATGTTATATTAACTAAACCCATTTCATATAGCTTCATCATAGATTGATCTAAATGCTCTGCATGTGCCTCCCACAAATCTGGTGCAACATCTTTAGCAATATCGGTAATTCCAAAGATAAACTCTCCGTCTTCTGATATGCCCGCCACCTCTATAGCACCAATTTGTATATAGTAGTCTAACATCTCTCCGTCATCAGGATTTAAATCTTTCATAGTTACCTTTCTTGTACACCAGGTAGGACTTGAACCTACGATAGCCGAATTATGAGTTCGGGGCCTTAACCAACTTGGCTACTGGTGCCAAGTGTTTATTGTAACGTACCGTCTTCATTTTTGTCAATGGTTGTTTCTACTAGCTGTTGTACGTAGTCAGAGAAATGTTTCCTTATGTTTCCAGAAGGTCTTGATCCAAGAACTTTCCATAACCGTTTATATTCTATCACATTTGCAAATGTCGTAGGGCATAACAAAACTTCGTTATACTCTTTTAATACTGTGGGCAAAGGTACATGTTTTCCACAGCACTTACATTCTTTAGCTTTTTCTTGGTATATGCTCATAGTAACGTCATTCTTTCTATTTCGCTTGCCAAACTGTCTGGCATTCTGGGTGGCCTAATCATATTTACGGCAGTCACATCTTCTTGGGTTTTACCAAAATCTTGCTCGTATGACATTGATTCGTATGTATGAATATTTACTTCTTCATTATTTGAAAACTTTGTTCTGCTTATTGCATTAAATACAGAGCCACATACAGCATCCGCTAAATCTTTAGATCCTTTTCTAGGGTGATCTACTCTATCTCTCATTATCTTTAGCTGTAGTAATTCATCAACGAGTAGGGGTATTGCTGGTCCCCTTAGTCTTTCTTCCGCCACAACCATTGCCATATCATCATAATGTTTCTTGGCAACAGATAAAATTTCTGTATTTACTCCATATTGTTTTAGCTGCTGCATCATGTCGTGAGAGTTCCATCGGTCAAACGTGCACACCTTTATATTAAACCCTCTGGATCTAAGGGAAAGAATATAATCTTTTACTTCAGTAAAGTCAACAGATTTATCTTTTGTCGGTGTCCAATATCTTACTGCATCAACTTCAATAATAGGTGCTGCTTGAGAGTACGTATCTGTTACCTTTACGTTAACCCATTTTTGCACATGAGACATGGCTACGGCACAGTGGTCATGTTTTTGTGCAAGGTCTACGTGAAGAAAATAAACCTTGTCTGGGTCTGGAACAAACCATTCTTCAAGTCTTCCGAATCGATCTACTGCCTGTGCTCCAACATTAAATGCTTTCTCAACTTTTTCCCTTGATTTAAAAAATGCATCAATTGCTTCTGGTGGCATGCATGCAAATCTAGATAAGGCATCGGTTGGATTTGTATAGAATGATGTTTTGAAGTCATCAATTGTTCTTACTGGGTTAATTTCCCAGGTTGGTCTCTTAAGGGCATATACTTTAGGAATCTTATATGAAACTATATGGTCTTCTTCCCACTGAATTTCAAACTCATTGCCCTCTGTTCCGTCTGGCAAATCTTCATACATCTTAAACTTATGTTCACGAATAATGGTTTCTTTTTCAGCAACCACCGCATCGTATCTTTGTTGAATATAATCGTTCTTATATCTTGGAAATGAAAGAAGAATCACCTTGCCAAAGTCTGGGAAACGTGAGTCAACTGAAGCTCTGTACATGTCATAAATTGCACTACCCGTTTTGGCTTGCTCATGTCCCGTAGTATTTTCAATGCTAAATCCTGAAATTTCGTCTAGAATAACTACAATAACGTTATATCCTTCCCATGCCTCACGTTCTGAGTGACCAGAGTGAACTGTTATAGCCTTATCAAATTGAACTTCAGATGCCTTTGCATTGTATTTTCCAACAAACCAAGGTGACTTATCAATTCTTGTTTTAAATCCTTTGAAGAAAACATTGTTTGCTTGCTGAGAGTTAATAGCAATGTTAATAATATCAATGCTATCTCCAGGAGGTTTCCCATAATATGTGGCTGGATCTTTTAGGCATAGCAATAGATATACTATATATGCTACCGCAATTGTTGAGCAGTAGTCTTTCCCAGAACCTTTGCCTAGCTGAGCAACAACTTCATTTGCTGTCTGCTTAGATCTTATTCTTCCTTCTTCTTCCCCAAAAAGTTTAATAAGGGTTGCTTCTTTATAAATTTGAGAACTTTTTTCAATTAGGGTGTACTGAAATTCAGACAATAGTGGCAAGCCTAAATACTCTGGGCTGTTCACAAATGTTCTTAGATCGACAGGCTTTTCGTCAAATTCTTCTCCGTCAAGTATGTCAATTAAATCTGAAAAATCAAACGACATCAGCATCCTCAATAACAACAGCCTCAACAATTCCAGTAATTTGTGAAAGCCTTTTAGCAACATTCATTTTACAATTTGGGCATCCAGAAGTAACTTCTTTTAATATCTTTACAAGGATATCTTGCTTGCGCTCTGTGTCTGCAATTTGTCCAGCAAGCTCAGCGTTATCTAGTAGCCCTACCTGCTGCAGCATTCCAATTCTTTTTGTTTCAATGTCTGATATAAGCTTTAGCGCATTGGCCTTAACATTTAGTTGACCAGATTGATCTGCGTCCTCTACGGTCTTCCAGGCCTCTTTGATGAGCATTGCGTAGTGCTGGTCTGCCCCAGAGATTGCTTCTTTTGCACGTTCTCTTGAAGAGGTGTCGTTGTGTACAACAGATTTCCACTCGTCAATAAGCTCAACAACTTCTGCACGTTTAAATCCAGTAAGGTTTGCTATTGTTGTGGGATTGTTACCCTTAAGGAGTTCTTCAACTACCTTATTCATGCGATCATAATGATCTGCTAATTCAATTTCCATATAGTATTATTATACTTCTAGTCGACTGAAATAGCAAGTTTCTTAGCAATTTTAAGTAAGATTAGATAGCCAATCATGTCGTCAATATCATTATCTCCTGCAAATCCTGAACCATTTTTGATTCTATTGATCTTATCATCAATACGGATTTTAATTTGCTCTTGATTGTCCGCTTGAGAAAATATGCGAATTGGACTCAATGCTGAGTCTCCATATGAAATGTTTTTATTAATTAGCATCTCTGCAATATCAAGACATTCTCTTATGATTCTATAGCCAGATGGTGCATCAGTTGCCATTAATTGTAAATCTGTTACCCATGCTTGATAGCTATCTTTATTTGGATAATCGGTGTCCGCCATTTTTTCTCCCTATTGTATTTGTGATTCATATCTGGTATCTATCGATACTGGACTTTTAAAATGCGGAGGCAATGTGTATACATTAAATGCACCTTCGTCACCACCTCTAAAAATAAACCAATCAGTAGGCCTGATAATTCCGTGATCTTCAACATGTTTAATTAGCCTCTTTGCTCCTTCTTTAGAAACCACATAGCAAAGAGTAGACCAGTCTTGATATCCCTTTGATACATAATAACTAATTTCGTGGGTCTTGTCAAACCTATCATATTGATTAGGGTGTACAAATATACTTAATACATCATAATCTGAAGGAACATTGTCCATAGCCACATTATACTTTTCAATAAAATTATTCTCAATAAGCACATCATCTTCAAAGATGAGGATGCTGTCTAAATTGCTTTGTACCAAAAACTTCCAGGCTAAATAGTGGCTTCCAAAGTTTCCAATCTCACCATTTTTAAATCCTGGCCATGCCAATTTAAAGCTTGGGTTTTCTTTAAAAAACTTTAATTTATTTTCTTCTTTTCTTGCATCAAGACAATCTATCTCAAGTTTATTAGACATTAAAACTTCATCTACACGATCTCTATTTGATTTTCTAGTCTCATCTATATTAATTATATGATAATTTATTTCTCTATTATCTATAATTTTAAAGTCTGGCCCATAAAAAGAATCTATTGTTACTGATGCATCTCTAGCCATTCTTTTGTAGCAGTCAGATTCAATTCGCATTGCCCTATTAACA